GTTCGAAATTACCTGCAGCGCAGCTTGCAGGAAGGACCCGGTATTGCGTCTCAAGTTTGCCCCCTGTTGCGTCTCAAAAGCCGCCACTATTGCGAAAAATCTATTGTAAAGAATTATTACAATTTGCCCCTGCCCGTAGGATTTTTGCTATAATTAATGCAGGCAGAGATGCCTACCAATCGCACCTAGACAAATGGGAGTTCTTGCTGATCGACTGCAACAGTTGATTGATGAGATGAAGCGCCATGATGAAGAATTGAATCGCGAGATTCAACAACACATCACAACGTGCCATCGACTGATCAATGAATTAGACGCAATCGAGAATGAATAAACACAAGGGGGCAAATGCCCCCTTTTTTATTGCAATAAAAAAGCCCCGCAATTGCGAGGCAAGATATAAACAATTGTTCGGGGAATCATGGCGCCATGGTTGCTATGGCTTGCTCCGCTTTTCGTTTGCTCGTACCATGTGCCAGGAACGCGATAACGACCCGCTTCCCCCTGGTGTGGCAAAGCTGGCAGTCTGCGCAGGTCTTGGTATCTGAGCGCTGCGCAGGACAGACTAGAACGCGATTTCCTGCCGCAGTCTGCCACGTGGTACGGGTCTCACTTGACGGGACCGCTAGGACAGCAGGCAGCCCTGCAGCAATGGCACTGTCTGCAGCCTGTTCTGATTCGGTGCTGACGTTGACAGTAAAGCCTTGACGGTTCGCTTGACGGATTAGGGACAGGTTTTCGCCCAGCTCTAGCCTGTGATGTGAATAAGTGTAACCACGCCGTCCTTTGTTGGCCTTGACGATGGCACGAATGAATCGCCGTGAAATTTTGCCGGCAGTGTGAGGCAGGTCGCCGGCCTGATTGTGACGCCATAGCTGGCCAGCGGGGAGCGCTGCAATGGCTGCCATGAATTCACGTAGACCCGTGCCCCTGTCACCTTTCGTAACGTTTGACCAATGAATGGCCAGGGGTCCGCTCTCTGCGTAGCAGCCATTGCCGGCAAAGGGACAAGATGCGGGGCAAGTTGCCTTGCTTGACGTGCTGACAGGGATTGGACCGGTTTTGATATTGGAGCTGACGCGGGTTAGGTGAAATTTCAGGTTAGAAAGTTTGGCCATTGTTGGATTGCGATGGGGGGGAGAAAGGGGAAGCGATCAGTCAAAGCGGCCAGGAGAAAAGCGCTCAGCTTGCTGACCTTGCCTCAGGATGGCGCGATACGTAGCTTGTGAGACAGGGACGGCATAGCACTGATGGGCGGCCTGCCTCAGTGAGACAGGGACGGCATGATGACCGCTGTATCCGTCATCCCATGCGCCCACCAATTGACCGTATTGGTCAAACGCGGCATAGACGCGGCAGGGATTGCCGTTGCGGTCGTTTGATGCCTTGAAAAGAATTACAGAATGCATTGTCATGATTCTTCAGAGAAAAGAGTTGTCGTGCTGATCGGGGGATTCTGCATCCTGGGCACCCTGCAGTCTTGCCATTGCGGCAAGGTCAGACAGGGCGGGAGACGTGATGGGAAATAGCTCCACCTGGGAGGCTTGACGGCACGGCAGAGCACGGATTAGGGGCGCATGCTCGCCAGGAAGAATCGGACCGGTCATTGGTTCAGGAGCGATGGGTTGCGTTCAGAGGGGGATAGGGATTCAGCGTTGATTGCGTCGCTGTCGTCGTCTATGGGTTCGGGGTCGTCGTCGTAGTTCGGGTCGAACTTATGAGGGCGCCGATACATGGTCAGGCCAGAGCGAGGCGGACTCGGTACCGGGTGACCCCCAGGCGCTCTGCAATGGCACGTTGAGAAAGGCCGGAGCGCTTGAGGAGCCTGATCCGTCGTTCTGGCGACATTGTGGCAAGGTCGATCAGAACCACTAGCAGGAATAGGGGCAGCAACACTGCCCACACAAAAGACAGGGTCATTTTTCTGGGATGGCAGGGGGAGCGATTAGGGGGATCCCTGCCATGCATCCATCCTAGACCCTAGGGGCAGGGTCTACTAGGGACGTGCTGAATATTTGGACAGTTCGGCGATTGGCACAGTGTGCTGCATGCTGTGCCCCTTTGCATTGTTGGCGCATTGTCTGGCACGTGGCCATGTTGCGACCGTATGGGGGCACCTGGCAAACGGTCGCCATTGCGACCCATATATAAGGTCAAGGCATTTTGAGAATGATTCTTATTCTCATTGTGTGAGAATGATTCTCATTTTTGCTTTTTGAGAATGATTCTCGTTTTCATTTTGTATACATTTGTACCATCGTACATTTGTACCATCGTATTTTTGAGAATGATTCTCGTTTTCAATACGCCTGTATGCACATGGCCGCATAGTAGTACATTTGTATTGTAGTACATTTGTACTAGAGTACATACATACTACAGTACACATGTACCCCTAAACCGGGTCGATTCCGGTATAAACCGACCCCTTGCAAGAACTTGGGGCATCTTAAACCGACCCCTCGCAAGAACTGAGGCACCCTTAAACCGATACCCCGCAAGAACTTTAGCGCAGGACGATCCGCGAGAAATTCTTTGCGAACGAGGTCTCAACGCTTGCGCGTGCGATGTCGATGAACCTGAACTTGCCGCTGTACGTTGGCAACTTTGATTCGGTCATGACGCGGTAGTAACGCACGCCTGAGCGCTGACGGTCAACGAAGTAGATACCAGGCTTGGGTGAGTTCGTGAACCTGCGGCGGAAGTACGGTTCTGCGATTTCCTCCTCATCGAGGTACACGTACTTGCTGAGCTGCTGATCGCTGATTGGTGCTTCGCCCTTGTTGACGCGGCCGTAGATATCAGCAGAGCTGACGTTGCCTCGTAGCGCAGACAGGATCTGTGTGTACTGCCCTGGTGTCATGTTGCCGTACTGGTTCAGCCGGGTTTTTTCGCTGCGCAGGTTCGGAACCATCATTTTGCCCCTCTGCCCAACTTGAGATCTTCTGCCACCACCAAACTCAACGACGGTGTTCAGCAGAGCACCCTGGAAGCGTGTGGGGTAGTGCTTGCCGCCATAGATCTGCGGGAGCAGGTATTTTGCAGGTGCGTTGCCTTTTGGTGCCTCGTCGCGGATGAAGATCTTCGCCTCGAGCATTTCAGGCGTTGCTTTCCTGTACAGGAACGCGTTGTAGGTGAACGGTACAGGATTGCTAAAGATGCTCTTGGCTTGTGACTTGAGTTCCTGCGTTCCCTCGAAAACTGCTTGATTCAGCGCGATTGCACCTGCACGTGGAATCTGCACACGCTGCAGTTCTGTGATCTTACCAATGATTTGCGAAGGATCAAATTCGATCTCAATCATGTTGTCCTCGCTTTGAGCACAGCATAAAAAAAATCACCCCGGTGAGACCACTGCCTCAGTCCGGGGTGACCCCAATCGCAAACGAATCATAGCACCTCGTCAATCTCTTTGGTGCCCATGACCGTGATCATGACGCCAGGAGGTTCCTGCGCGATGCAGTACCTCTTGCTGCAGGTCAACGAGAAGCACAGGGCATCATCCGCCAGAACCCTTGCGAGAGTGAGGCTGTCGAGCACTGCACGAGCAAGTTTGTCGATGTCTGGCTTGCTGGTCTTGTGTGTTGGTGCGGTGTTCCTGAGCTCCCCTTTCGTGTTCAGGTGTGATTTGGGGCGAGGGAAGCAGAACACCAGCGACACGGTAACGGGTTCGTGCAGCGTCGTGATTGACAACGCGAGTGCATCAGCGATGATCTGCTCCCGCCATGGTTTGAGCGCCTTCGAGGACTCGATCATGCGTCCCATGCCGACATGACGCTTGCTGCCTTGAGGAGCAGGGATGCCGATCGTTTTCCAGGAAAAGCACTTGTTCATTGATCCTTGAGTGACAGCCTTGTCTTGCCTTTGAAAGTCTTCCAACAGTATTCCTCACGAGACATGATGTATTCGCGAGTGTAGATCGTTGACCCACAGGCGTTGCACTTGAGATGCCGCAGCGTGAACTGCTCGTAGGGGTACGTCTTGATAACACGAAAGTTATCAGCGTTGCAGTCTTTGCAGTTGTGTCTCATGCTTTGAAGTAATAGGAACATTCTGAGGCAAAGGAGCCACCGGCTTCGGGGATGTCAAGTGAGCATTCGCCATCCATCCATTGATGACACCCATGGCAATCAAGAACATTACCTTCAGCAAAAAGGTAATTCCTGAGGTGATCAAACTTTTGCTGGAGCGCTTTGTACTTGTCGACCGTCTCTTGATCGATTTCGTAGATCGTCCAGGCGTGACGGCACGAGGAGCAGCGACGCCTGATGCGTTTCGCTTGATCCCTGAACGTTGAGTGCGATTCGACGACAGTGACATTTCTGGTGTGGCACTTGGGGCAGTTGCGTTCACTCATGCGCTGATGCGTTCAAAATGATGACCGTTGACAGGTGACTTGCGAAGGACGGCTTTGTAGATGCCGTTGGAGCTGATGAAGTAATCTTTGCCGGCGTCGATGTAGGAGCTGTAGATCTTGCCGGTTTCGATGCATCGCACAGGTTGCCGTGGACGAATGCCGCGATTGCGTTTGGGATGCTGTTCAAGGATCTGCTCAACGAGTTTGGTGTCCTCGAGAGCAATAAACAGGTTGACGCGATCAAAGCCACCGAAGAGCTCTGGCCGCTTGCGAGCAAATGCTTTTAGGTCATTGATCTGGATGTGAACAAGACTGCCAGGTTGCTTGCATCTTTGTGTGTATTGAAGCCCGATTTTGCACCAGTGCCTGATGGTGCTGGGGTGACAGTCAAGAACACGGCCGAGGCTGGACAGGGTGAAGTAACCGATGCGTGGATCGATCGAGTAGCCCAGTGCTGCCAGCTTGCTCTTGATGGCATTGATGCTGCGTTGCGGGCGATTGTATCTTGATGCGACTGAGTTAAAGACATTGTGCAGGCGTTTGATTGGCAGCGTTTCAGCAATTGATGAAAGGAATTGAACGTCTTCAGGGCTCCATGGGGCACGGTTTTTTGTGCAGAGCAGCCTGCGGCATTCAGTTGAACAGGTTTGACGTTTGCTGAAACGATTTTTGCTGATGGGTGCGACGTGAAAAGATGTACCGCAGATCAGGCAGGTGCGGGATTCAAGTTCAGTCAAGGGTCAGGCAAAGATGAACTCTGAGGGTGTGCGAGCGATGAAGCGCATTGTTTCAACAACAGTGCGTCCATCAGGTTGAAATTGATTGTCTTCATCAAGAGCACGCTCAAGGATGTCAGCCATTTTGTCGATGGCAGCACGTGCTTGCTTGCGACGCAAGTCTGTGATGTCGACAGAGGTTTGACGATCAATTGCATAAGCAACGAGGTCAATGACGTTGAAGTCTTCGTTCATGATTTTGTGGTGTCGAGAAGTCGTTGCATGTACCAGATTGCTTTGCGCAGTGATTCGTTGGCGCCTTTGTGCTGTTCACGCCAAACGTATTTAATGACATTGCCCTTGCAGTAACCACGAAACTCTTCTGGGGTCAGTGCTGCTTCGATAGCTTCGATGCATTCGATACCGCCTTGTGTGTAGTGCGGAGGGTGGTTGACGAGGTCAGTCATTGTTGCCCTCCAGTTCGGCGGCGATGGCGAGAATCTCGTCGCGCACCTTGCAGCGGCTCCGAATAGCCGCGATTGAAAGTGCTGCTTTGTCGAAATCGGTAGGCTCCGGCACCACCTGATCCGCAGCAGCTTTTAGGGCGGCGGCAAGCATTTTGCGAACGAGCAACTCAAACGCTGGTCCCGAAAACTCCATTGCTTCATTCAGCACTGCTTGCGCGGTGGGAGAGAGGTCAGTCATGCTCAACCTCCTGCTCAAGTTGAGAAGAGATCTTGTCAGCCCACGCCATCAGATCACGAACGCGAACCATCTGACTGCCGTCCTCGGGACCCTCAACAACGCGCCAATGGCATGACGAGGTGTCCCTGATGGCGTTCTCGATGACAGCGCGAATCAGTTGAGCGCTGGTGGCGTGAAATTCTTGAAGCTTGGAATTGTAATCAGTCATTGGTCAACCTCCTGTTCAATCGCAAAGACAAGTGCAGGTGGAAAATAAATATGAGGGTTGCTCGTCATCCACGCCGCCACCTCGCGGATCGCAGCGCGGGCTTCAGATGCCCAGTTGACGGCTTCTTCATCACGTTCCAAGCCATATTCAATGCCGCTGATGGCAAGGGCAACACGCTTCACCAACGAACTCCTAATTTGGCGATCATTAGGAGTTGGCTTGGCGTCATCCTCATCAGCCATGGTGTCCGTAAAAAACTTGGTTCTGTCCGGCACCTGATCAGCGACGGCATTGGTCAGGCGAATGATCTCAATCAACCGTGCTCTGCTGGCAGCCTCCAACGCCTCGACCCTGGCGCGAAGTTCGAGAACGCAAGCGGAATACTCAGACTCGATCTCCATCCAAGCTTCAAGTTGCGCCCACTGCTCAGACGTTGCTTTGTGATCAGTCATGCCCGCACCGTCCAGAAAGGAGTGCCAACCTTTTGCTTGGCAGTACCGATTGCAACCGCAGTTGACTGCAACTCCTTCAGCGCTTCTGCGACAGAAATGACTTCAGGACAGGTGCTGTAGTCGTAGCTGACACGGCCTGTGCTGTAGACGAAGTTGATGTCTTCGAAGTGATACGTGTTATCAGCATTGGTCTTGAGGTGATCAAGATCACCCGCGAGTAAATGCTGCGTCAGCTCAGCTTGCAGATCCTTGATCTCTGCCTCAAGGGCACGATGTTGTTGCTTTAGTTGGGCTAGTACGCGCAACGAGTTCTCGGCACGTTTTTGATAGCTGCTGGTCATTTGTTTGAATGTAAAGGTCGGTGTAGAAAGCGATCAGGAAAGCTGTAACTAAGAGGAGAGTCGTGCGCATTCTTGTTGTGCCTCAGGCGAGAGCTGTTCAGGAAGGGGTTCAGGGTCAGACGTGTCGAACCACTGAATCTCGTTCCAGACATTCATGTACTCATGCGCTGCACGACGCTTGGCGTCAACGAAGCTCAGGGCGTCAACGTAATCAAGGATGTTGGCTGACTTGATTTGAAAGTAATAGCGTTTTGTGTTCATAGAAGGTGCAGTTCAATGAAACGTTTGGCATCAGGAAGGTGCGTGAAAGTTTTCCGGTAGATACACCAGAAATCGTCAATAGGATCTGTCAACCAGACAGCAAAGCCGTCTTTGTGAGAGGTGATCTTGGCGATTGGAGTGCCGTCGTGGAAGGCGACGATTGGGAAGCCCCCCTTGGCACCCCCATACTCTACACCCCTAGTGGTAGGCGTCAAGGGTTTTGCAGCGAATACGCAGTAAGTCGTTGAGTCCAATGAGTCTCATGGCGTTTCAGGTCCTCGCCCGCTGCTGCCACAGGAAAAGCCGGCTGATCAGGGAAGGCATACAGCGCAATGAAACGTTGCACCTGAATCCCGTAGTTCTCGGCCAGACACAGGCGGTAAGCCTGCAACTGACACATGGCCTCATCACTGATCTGCTTGGTTGGCTTGGCCTTGTTGGGCGCCTTGGTCTTCAGGTCAAGCAGACAGAACTCACCGTTCAGCTTGACGAGGGCGTCAAGGGTGCCGGCAAAAGGCACGATGCCTTCATCGCTGCAGACCTGATGCTCGGTGCAGACCACGTGATCGAGGCTGTTCCAGAGAGGTGACTTCAGCAGGTTCTGACACCAGGGCGCGATTGGCTCAGGGATCTCAGGGTTCTGCTTCAGCAAGAACTGCTCGAACCAGTCATGAATAGCAGCACCACGACGAGCGGCCTGATCACGGGTCTCGTCAGGGTCACCACCCTCTTGGATGATCTTCTGACGCCAACGGCGGAGGGCTTGCTTCGTCGCTTCTGATTGCGTTGCAGACAGGATGCTTGTGATACTTGCGTACCTGAGGTGAGGCCGCGCTTCGTTCCAGTAGAAACGCGGCTGACCTACGGGGTTGCGCTGTATCAGTGGCAGGCGCTGCAAGGGCACAAGCTCGCTACTGCTTTCATGCATGGTAACGAGCATCACAGGATTAGGTCAGTGTCAGGCGATTCATCGTCATCACGGAGGAGGTTTCTGTAAACAGGGGCTTGCACATAGGCTTTTTGTAACGCAAGGAAACGGCGATATTCAGCAAAGTTGAGTTCGGTGCCAGGTGCAGGTTTGTCGAGATCCTCGAGAGTCCAGTAGCCCTTGAGAATGCCGCGACGCAGGAGATCACGTGCAGCAGAAGGATCAAATGTGCGTTTCATGAATGCGATTGAGATCGTGAATGATTCCGCGCAGATCATGCATTGAATGCAAGACAGCGGGTTTTACAAAGTAGGCAGGGCGCCCATGAGCTGGATCAAGTTTGAATTGATCCTTCATGATCCTGTGCCCGTAACTCCAACCATGCAGCCTGACGATGTGGTCTTGACAGGTCGCATGAACGAACACCTTGTAAGGGTCATCATCAAGCTGCACAACAAGATCCATCCAATGCTTGGATCTGGTCTTGACATCGATGTTGGGTGGCAAATCGACAGAGCCGCGTTTGGGTATTTTGTCCTTGAAAATCTGAGATTCAATGCCCAGAAAACAAGCAGTTGCAAGCTCTCCTTTGGCGCCAAGAACATGGATCTCAAGGGCTTTGTTGCCGCTCGCGGGTCCAGCATTGCGTCCAAGAAGACCTAATCCCTCGTTTGTTTGTTGCCGCCGGTTTGCTTCTGCAATTGCTTTCTCCAGGACGATCGGGTCAAGTGACTGCTCAATGTAGTGAGACGATGTCAAAACTCGGTCTCCTTGTACGAACCAAACGAATCAAGGCGTCCCCACACTTTTTCTTTGACAGCAAGCAGGTGCTCCTGCTCAGCCAGGGGATGTTTGACGAAACGCGACGACTTGGGGTTGTTGGGATCCTCCTCGCCTGCGTTGGGGCAGAAGGTCCAGTAGCACCCGTCTGAGTCGTAACGACCGAGCGGGTGGCCGTAGCAGCAGTTTGGTGGCGGCGATTGGCTTTTTGACGGGGCGAAGCTGGTCTTGGAGCTCTTGGGATCAGCAACCTGCCAGACGTAGGTGCCGGCAAGCTCAGGGGCGTATAGCTTCATGTCAGTCGTACACAAGGTAACCGCCGATCATCTGAGGACCGGCAGGGACGTGGTTCTCAAGCAAGACGGCGTAGCGCTCGTCCCGCAGCCACCGGAAACAGTCTGGAAGCGGTGCGAACCACTCGTCCTGCATCTTGGCTTGCTTGGCCTGCTCGACAACACGCTCAGCAGCCTCGACCAGGCGTTCGGGCGTTTCGTTCTGACAGGCCATCTTCCAGGCTTCAAACGCCAACGGCTTGGACTGTGATGCAGCCTTGATCGGGGCTTTCTGGTACATGTTCCAGAACTGCTGGAACGAGGGTGGATAGTCGCGTCGAACGGGCTTCCTAATCGATTTTGCAGGTGGCACGTCAACTAAAGAAAGGGGTTCCCTAGGGGTTTCCTCAGACTCCTTCCCGACACCCTCCCCAAAGAAATGTTCGTTCGTTTGACAGCCAAGTTTTTTTTCAGGAGCAGAAACGTTTTCAGCCTGCCCTGATCCTTGCTCTGAAACGTCGACAGGTACTGATCGTGCAGGCGTAGGTTGAATCTGCTCCGTTTGCAGGTTACCTATGTGTCCCGCACCGACACAGTACGCGGGTACTCTAGCATCCCCTGTCAAGCATTGCTCGATGATGTAGGCGCAGAACGTAGCCGTGGGAAGGGATCTCGGCTTTTTGAGCAGCAGCTTTTCGGCAGTAAATGCGTCAAGCGTCATTTTCACTACAAGTGCGGAATCCGCACCGCAGGTGACTTCAGGTTCCATGAGGTGACTTGGGGCTCGCAGACACTACAGGTCACCTCAGGTGCGGTCAAGTCACTTCAGGTGCGTCTTAACGAACCCATTTGAGACTCGACCCAAACCTTGACAATGTGGGTATGGTGTTCAGGTACTCCAGCCATTTCCCATGGCAATCAAACTCACCGCCAAGCCCTCCAGCTCCAAGACCGTCATGCTTCAGCTCGACCCTGATTTGTACAACCGCATCAAGTTCAGCGCCAAGCAGCACAACATGAGTGCCGCTGCAGCCATGCGTCAGATCCTCGAACAGGGCATCGAGCAAGTCGAAGCTGCCAGCGCCTGATGTCAGACATCACTCCCGTCTTCCCCAACCTGGCGGGAGTCATCACTCTTTCTGACGTCAAACAGAAAGGGACTGGCTCCTACGCCGCTGACTACGTCCCATGGGCGAAGGTCACCCAGCTCTTGAACGAGCACGCCAATGGCTGGCTCCCTGAACTGGTCTTGACCGTCAAAGGCGATCCCATTCACGTAGCACCGAACAACACGGGCTACCTGATGATCAAGTTCTTCCATTCAGAACTTGCCTTTGAAACTCCGCCTTGGCCTTACGCCATTACGGACAACAGGAACAACCCAATCCCATTCGAGAAGATCAGCGCTCGCGACCTTGCCGACTCGCATCGTCGTGGGATCTGCTCTGCAGCCGCTGCGTACTTCTCCTTGGCTTACGAGCTCTGGGCACGCGATGAAGTGGCCGCTTCTTCTTCTGAGACAGTTGAGACTCAACCTGAGACTCAGTTGCAGCAGGCCAAGCCCGAGCCACCAAAGACAGCGAGCAAACGCACGCCAAAGGCCACAAATGATGCATCTGCACCACCTGCAGACATCAACGAAGCCGTCGTCAAAAAAGGCTTGATCGACACCTGTGTCGACCTCATCCAGGCCAAGCTCGACTCCATGAACCAAATCTCCTGGATTGCCGACAAGGCCACCAAGTGGGACCTGGATGCCTCTGGCAGTAAACTTGCCCAGATGACAGTTGATCAATTGCAGTCCTGCATTGATGAACTGCGAGCCAAGCCTGACCTGCAAAAGTAATGGCCACCCCCGCAGGACGAAAAATGCGGGTGCAAGTACTACTTGACCCTGAAGCACTGGAGCGTATGGAGCGTGAAGTCGCGCTTCGTTACAACTCAGACTCCAGGGTCACAGTTTCTTCTCTCGCAAACGAGATCATCAAGTCTCACTACGCAATCCTTGAACCAACAGATGGCTAACTCAACTGCATTCAATGCGAAGTTCCGCATTGTTGAAAATCGCAATCGCAAGACTGACAAGTCTCCTGAAGAGAACATTATCGTTGACTTCACTGCCAAAGAGGCAGTGCTGGCAGCCAACTACCTGATGACGATGGCTGAGCAGGCAGAAGCCAGCAACAAGACAATCCGCATCTACACCGGCAAGGACACCTTCAACGAGGAAATTGGCTTTAGCCTCTGGGGCGGTCTCTGGGGCAAGAAAGGCTCCTTCAGCCCGCTCAAGCCTGACAGCGTGAACGATCCCATGTTCTGATGGACTTTGACGCCCTTTTCCCTGAACTGCCGTTTCCTAAAACTGGACCCGGCGTCTCTTATTGCATTGCTCCATCTCAACGGATGTTCGATTTTGAATTACGCATTCCTGGCCAGTGCCCCTTGCGTGGTTGCATTCGTGCTATTGACGAAGATGACGCAAGGCGTTTGTTGCTCAATCGGCATCCATCCGCCAGCAACATTGAGATCGGAAAAGGGCGCGAAGTTTTTTCTACAGCAACGCCGACTTGATCCTTCCTAATGGCACCCAAAAAGTACAACCTGAGCAACCTGCCAGGTCACCTCGCTCGCTTCCTGAACATCGAACCCAAGACTGTGGGCGCCACTGACATCAACGCGATGAACAACCGCTTTCATCTCTTGGAAGCGTTGTACAAGAAAGACGGTCGCGACGAGAAAAGCCATCCCCTCTATGGCGTCTACACCGGTCTGCTGCAGAAGTACGTCAAAGCTTGATCCTTCATTAAAGTCCCGTGAGAGCTTTGGACAATTTGCCTAGCTACCGTTCAGGAAGATGGTTGCCCGTCATGGCTGCACCTAACGGCGATTTTCAGTTCACCGAAGGCCATGTCAGGCTTCTGCTCTGGATGTGCGAGAACCATCAGGACTGGCTTGACTCAGCATCGAACGAAATCCTCAAGAACGGCGAAATGCCGTCTGAGAACCTGATGAACTGCCGTGAGGGCATCACGGATCTGAAATGCTGGGGTCTGCGTTTGCTTGAAATCATTGAAGCGACGCCAGATGATGACGATGATGAAGACGACGACTTCGACGACGAAGACGATGACGATTCATTGGAATTGGGCGATTTCGCAGCGCATCTCGAAAGACAATGGGTCCTACATCGAGGTGCTCGAGGCCGAGGGAGCCGAAACCCTCTACAGAAGCTGCGCTCATGGCTACTGTCGGTACTCCAATGATCTCTGGCAAGCTGAGATCTACTGCGATCACCTAGCCGCTCGCGTCATCCCACGCCCAACTCAGACATCAGCTCCAGCGGGCTGATTGGTTTGCGGGTGAGGTTGCTGGCGGCTTCCTTGGCTGCCCATTGCGCCATCATCCGCTGTTGATGCGCCAGCCTGTTCAGCATGAGCGCCATCTTGTACAGGCCATGGGTATCGCGATCAACGAGCATCTCCTGAATCACCTGCGCCGTTGCTGCCTCAGAAAATTGACACTCGGGCGTGGCTTCAATCGGGTGCCAGTCCATGAGCAGCTTCTGCAGCTTGTACTGCCATACTCTCGTTATCAAAGCATTCATTGACGTAGAAAACAGTATTTGTCTTCACAAACCAAGGACGCCAGTATCCATGCAGGCCGTAGCGCACCCACACGGCTCCGCAGCCGTCACTGGAAAGAGGATTTGGTGTCATTTGCTTTTATGTCTTTCTTCGGCGTGCAATCGTCCCTAGGATTGGCTCATCGCGGGAGGCGCTATGCACTCTTGGATCGACGAGACCAGTCTGATTCCCAAGAGAGAAACAAGAGCGCAATTCAGGTTAAAAATCTTTGAAGCATTTGATCACCGTTGTGCATACTGTGACAAGCCGGCGCAGTCGCTTGATCACATTATCCCAAGACACAGGGGCGGGCAAACTGTTGTAGAGAATATGGCGCCAGCATGCCTGCGCTGCAACGGATCTAAAGGATCAACGGAATGGACCCTCTGGTACAGGGAACAGGAATTTTATTCAATGGCTCGCGAAATCGCGATCTGGCGTTGGATTTATCAGTTCAGGGATTGACCTTCGATCCTGACACTTTTGTGTCATTGTTGTAGTGCCCTACTTTTGCGTAACTAACAAGTGGTTTGGCACTCATTTCAAAGAAAATAATCTGTCCTATTTTTAACCCTGGGTACAAGGGCAGCGAGTGCATCTTGCGTGCATTTTGCAGCTCCAACGTCAACTTTGACCCGTGCCAACCTGGATCACACCAGCCTGCGAGCATGTGGCTGTACCCTGCTCGAGCCCTGCTGCTCTTCAGCGCAAACTGCCCGCAGATATGCTCAGGCAGGTTGAACGTCTCCACCGTTTCAGCCAAGACAAACTCACCAGGCCGCAGCCAGTAAGGATCGTTTTCGCTGTACCCCTTCAAGCTGACCAGCTCCAGATCCATGTCCATGGCACGCTCAATCATCAGGTGATCACCCAACCGCACGTCTAGGGACGCAGGGTTCAGCAGCGCTTCATCAAATGGGGTGACCATCTGTGACCCAACGCACAGGTCACGAATCTGCCAGTCACACAGGACAGCCATCAATAATCCCAGCGGATGCGTGGTTTGCCTGGTCGCATTCCGAGATGGACGAAGCCCTTCTTTGCCCCGTAGCCAACGCTGTACGACCAGGTCTGGTCACAGTACTCCTGCACCTTGTAGATGTCTACGTCTTTGATCCAGAAGTCCACAGCGCCTGTATTGGGCTTGTCGTAGAGGTGTTCAGAGTTGCGAGCACCACCAACAGCATTGTTGACGGCAGGTGGTCTGTAACCACTTGTGATGATGATTGGCTTGTTGCCAAAGTGTTTCCGTACTTTCTCAAGGTACTGACACAACACAACAGCAGTGTCACATTGATGCTGTGCAATGAATCGCCTGTTTTCGCTGTTCAGCGCAATCTCGCCGTAGGTCACATTGGGTGTGATCTTGTAGTCAAATGACTTGCCAGGGGTGAACTGCACGGCCTGTACAGCTTGCACAGCCTTGACGCCCTGCGCATGCAGGTTCATCAGTTTGATCAGCTTGTCAGCGTAGGCAGGATCTGTTGCATACCCTTCACGCACCAACCAGCGTGCAGCATCTTCGCGATCAGCCGCGTGATTACAGCCTTGATGCACGTTGAAATCTTTGTACCAACGCTCCACCAAATAAAACACACACGTTTCAAGATCAGGGAAATCAAGAAACGAATCTTGAATCGTGATCCACCGACCGTTGATGTATTCCTTTGTGTTGCGATTTGTCCCGGCACCTTTCAGGCCAAAGAAGTTGTTCTCGCCTGATACGTGCTTACCGTACCCAGACTCAAGCGCCCACTGCGCAGCAACCAGTTCAGGGAACTTCGCCCCAGCTTTCTTGGCGGCATCAAACACGCCCTGCCAGTTGTTGTCAAAGCTGTCTTGCTTCCCAGCTTGTGACCACGTCTTGAACCAAGCCTGATCCCTATTCAACAGATCAGGCGCAACCTTCAATAAGGCTTCTTCCAGTTCAAAGATCGCCGCTGTTTGATGTGGCAATACCTTGTAATACTTGAACAAGTCAACCAGCTTCAGGCGGTTCTGGGTCGTCATCGTTCCAAGGGGATGAGATTGACATCGGTCCACCCAGAAGGCGGCTGTCACCTGTTTGCTCTGGTGTGATCAATTCTTCTTTGATCACAGGCCGGCGTTTTGACCGCTCTTCTTCTAGGTCAATAATCTTGTTGACACGCTCGATTTCACGATCAAGCCGTGGCGCTAAGGTCGCATGGAACTTGTGATCTTGAGCAGCACGCTGTATGCGATGCTGCCAGTCCCTGCTGTCATAACGCCACAGCCAGGTCGTATTGTCGCTTAGCGCTTTGGGAAGATCATCTTCAGCACTTTGAGCAGCAGTTGCACCCAGGAGTTCTCGCGAACCGGAAGCAGTGCAATGATCTCAGAGCCAGCAGCAACAACAATCGCGATCGCTGCAACAGTGGTGGGATCCATAACGATCAGTGTGGACGTGCTTCCAGCATAGTCACGCGATGCTCAACACCATTAAGACGCGTGAAAGTTTCCTTGCGATCTTCTTTGATGTCTGTGTGCAAAACCTCAAGCTGAGTGGCGATGTGCTCAACGGCCGCTGTTAACCTGATAACTGCTTCTCGTGCTTCGTCGTTGCGTCGTGAGAATCCCATGGCACCCATGGCTGCCACTGAGATAGATGCGCCGGCTACAGCGGCGATGACTTCAATCATGGCAGCTCCAGCTACCTTGACAGATTAGCGTCCCTGTCCACGCAAGGCTTTCTTACCCCTTCTTCTGGGGCGGCTATTCTGGCCAAAGCCTTGACGGGTGGTTTTGGGTGGACTCGGCTGATGATCAACGCGAGCCGCACCCTGCTTGCTTTTTACTGCCATGGCATCCCGCTGGCCTTGCTGGGATGACGCTGCTCATCAAGCTGCGCCTGCAGTGCGGCATGGATCTCCTGCACCTTCTCGTCACCGAACTTGGGCAGCAGCCACTCCATCACCACCTGATCCTCGGTCAGATCGGCGTAAGGGATCATGCTGCCCTCTGGGCGCTCCAGCCCGAGGCTGCCGTAGGCCGACGAGCGGTAGACGCCATCAGACGCTTCGACCGTGTAATGGATCACGAAAACATACCCGTCGGCTGTCTCGCGTTCCATGTTGGCGATGCGCCAGGTGAATTGAGTGTCGGCCATGAGCTGATGGGTGATGGTGGGAGTTTAGGACGGGTGTCTAGTGAAGGTGACTACTGGGCTTCAAGCTCGTTGGCAATAAGCATTAACTGACGCAAGGCGAAGACGATGCCAGGACTGTCTTCCACATCACCATCGCAGTAGAGGTTTTCAATCTGATCCGCAGCAGCTCGCAGGGCGGCGGCAGCAATCCAGCGAGATTCATTGAGGCAATCATCTGGACCGTAGGATGAAGCACCATTGGCAGCATCTAGCACTACTTGTGCGGCGGGTGAAAGTTCAGGCATAGAAGTGGGAATGACTAACGTGCCTAGCGACGTTATGCCGGGATGGTGACGTTGTTGGTAATGACTTCTGGAGTGTTTCGTTTCAGGT